GGAATTCTTCTAGATCTTTATCGTCCATCATATCTTTCCTCCGTTGTAACAGCTTACGTTTTCTCCAAGCTGTCTGGATCCTAAGATAAGATCTAATGGGATATAAGTCAAGCACTTTTTCACGCTGTTCCAGGAGCTGCTCGTGCCAGTCCTGTAAGCTGTGCTACGGGTTATATTTCCTAGCTTTTGTACGAGATTTACGTCAGCAGCTTCACCTGCAGGTAACCCAGTAACTAACAAAAAGGATAAAAAAACTGGGTTACCAGCACGAGAACGAGGGTAGACGCTGTGGAAGCACAGGTCTGCCTTCGGGATCCAGTGCCCATGTCAACGAAACGTTGACCGAGAACGAGAACGAGAACGAGAACGAGAGCTTCGCACGGGACGCTGCAGGAGAGCCCCTTCGATGGCATCTTGTACCGCTGGCCATTGTACGGGAAACGAGAACGAGCGAACGAGATCCAGTGAACGGGGATCTGTAAACACGGATACCGGTCTGTACAGTTCTAAACGTCTCTCCGAGAGGGCTTCGCCCAAGTTTTCATACAGGATAAATACTACACCACCTGCTTTTACATACTTGTTTATCCAAACTATTTGCCACTTACTTAGTGGCGGAAAACTGATCTTATCTGATTTTAATTCTATCCAAAATATTTTTCTATTACATACTCCATGAACATCTGGTATTCCATTGATAGTACTAGATTCTATGCGTGTTAAAAAGCATTTAGTCAGTCCCTTTTTAACTTTATTCCACAACAAACTTTCAGGATTCTTTGCCATTATTTTTGAGTCAGTTTTTTTATAGAAACAATGACTGAGTTAGGAATAATTGTTGTATTACCAATCTCTTCTATCTTACCCTGACTGGTTTCAGAATAGTCCCCAAATATTCTTGTTATACCTTTAGACTGACTCAGTAAATGTCCTTTTGTTACACAAAGTGGTAGTTCACTCTGGAGGCAGCTGGAAATACTTTGCCATGAGCTATCGGAGCAAATATCTTTCCATTTTACCGAGACAAGAGGATATCTTTCTTGCCATGTTTTAGCTTTTTTATTTACAGTTATTTTTCGTTTCAACACTTACTACTCCAATTGATGTGTTTAAGTGAGAGTTATGTTTCTCATTAAACTTTTTAATAAATACAGACCAACTAGCTTTTCGAATCAATTGTGTCGACTTCGATGGTTTTCGCATTGTACCCATCGATTTTGTTTGAAAGCTCTTTGAGTTTTTCTTCAAGCTCTTCACGTGACATACCCTCCAGACCAGTTACTCTAACTTCTTTTCTATCTACAAACGCACCTGCTAACTGACCAGATCTATACTCAGCATTGATAGCTGCAGCATATTGATCTTTCTTCTCTGCTTTATCAGCAAGTCTTTCAAATCTTTTAAATCTTCTAAGGTTGTCACCCTCATACATCTTAATTTCTTTTTCAAACCTTTTATCAAAATACTTTGCAACATGTGGATTATGTTTTCTTGATAATAATCTAGATGCAATTACACTGTAGTCATTTTCATTTTTACAAACATAACCAGCTCTTTTAAGTGCTTCAGCTTGTGTGATTGAACCCCAATCTTTTACATATATCTCAACAAACATTTTTTGTTTTGGAGTCAGGTCTAATTCTGTTCTTAATTCTTTTTTCTTAAGTCCCATTATTCATTATTCCATTTGTAGAGTAACATTATTGCAACACCTAAACAGAGGGTTGTATAACCAATACTCAATAATATTTCTATAAGCATTTTTTCTATTATATAGATTATTTCATCAAAAAGTAACTACCCAAAAAACATTCGATAGCGTTACCGCAAGACGTGTCCCTGAGGGACACCAGAGGGACACCAGAGGGACACCACTAAAATAGACTATTATCATTGATATATCTAACTAATAGAACAATAGGGACAGCAGGGACACCTGTTTTACCCCCTGGGGTATTTTATTTTAATAGGGGGTCTAGATAATCTATATAATATATTTTTTGCATTTCGGTCAGTTTCTGATATAGTCAAATCATGAATTCATTGTTTAATTCATATGATCCTGGGGGTTTTCATTACTGCTCTCTTGATGGTTTTACCCCCAGTGACAAATCTAGGAGACCGCCATGACTAATCTAAAACTTTAACTTCCTTATTTCTGCCATAATACTTCTTCTCTCATCACTGCAACTTGAACTACGATAAGCCTTATAAAGTTTTCTATATTGAACCCAAGTTTTTTGTGTCTTGCTAAATGTCACTTGTCCGTTGTCCTGTAACCTTTTGTATCTATCTGTGATTATATCTGGATCAAAACCGGCTAACCAACAAATTTTATCGAATAACGAATCAGGATAAGTAAACCAGTTATGAGCGTCTATTTTATAATAAGTTTCAGTTTTAGTAGGGCTAGGGTTCAAGGCATCTTCAAAGGCCTGCACAAGGATAGCTTGGAACAAACGTTGCTCACTTGGCCTTGCAGTATCTATCAAAGCATGGGATATATTAGTGCCCAAAATTCTTAACAAGCTTGGTGAAAAGCTCACGATAGTGCCTCTGTATACTTACTGGAGACTGGAGATCAATTGTCGAATAATAATCGTTTAAAACTTCCTCAATCAATTCAGTCCTCTCCGGGCCAGGTAGGGACTTACACTCATTAATAGTTGAAAGTCTTATCTCTTTAAAATCAAACTTGTTCATTAGCATAACCACGGTGTGGGAAAAGATATGGATGTGAAAATACACCGTGGCTACGCATTTTTGACAATCAATTTCAGCCCCTTCTCTTGAGCTGCCTTCTTTCTACCGGATTGCCACTGCTTCTCTACTATCTCAAGAAACAATAAACTAAAATTTCCTAAACCAAAGTCATTTCCACAATACAACTGAAACATAACAGAAGTTACTTCATCATAAGTTTTCTTGTTAGGGCAAACCATAACAAGTTTATTTAAAATAGCTTCTAACTGTTCTCGGCTGCTTTTTTTTACAGCTTTACCCACTTAATCTCCTTATAATTTAAGTTAATTAAAGCGTTCGTTGTTCGTTGGAAATAAGGTGTTTTGAAAGCCTCACCTTCTCATTATAGGCTCAGAAATACGTTGATTCGATTAATATAAAATTTGTGACTTTATTGCAACAGTTAAATTTAAAAAATTTGCGGGTATTAAGTCAGGAAGGAGGTAATGTTATGGGTAAATAATTAATGGGGGCCAGTCTCCCGCGCCCCCACACAGCCCCAGGTTCAAGGTTAACCATCCAACCTGCAGGCTTATTTACCGTTCAGGAGTTTCTTTCCCTGACTAAGTAAATTCTCTTTCATACTCTGATAGCTTTTTCCCTCTTTTCTCGCTATCTTTTTAATCTCTTCATCGACTAATTTAGCAATCATACTGCCTGGTCGTCTAAAACCATTTTTACCCATAGCTCTAATTATACAATATGAGTCTATGTCTACTGCACAACTTTTCCATTTACTTATATCCATGGTTCTCCTTTCACTATTTTTTGTTTCTCTTCTTTTGTAAAACCAACCACATCTATCCTTGTGCATTTGGCATTAAAATTTTCAATTTTTTGAACTATTTTCATGACTTTATCCATAGGTCTCTTTTTAAATTTAGTCATCCATAACCAATTCCAAAAAGATTGAAATCTATTATTCCATTTTTTATTCTCGTAATTTTCTACCTTACATATTTCATACTCTAATTTTAAAATATTTTGAGCTGGTTTACTTAGGGCTTTAAATATTCTATATGATTTTCTATTATTTTTCATAATCTTCCTAATAAAATGTTACGTAAGATATAAATGCAATAATAAATAATAGTGCTTTCGCAGGTATTAAAAACAATATTGCACAAATAATTGTTTTAAGTATTAGATTGTTCATCCATTCCATCCTTTTTTGCTTGTATCTCATCCCAAAGTAAATCAACTGCTATCTGCTCATTAATTGGATATATTGGCATATAATCAAAATTAATAGAACAAGCTGTTAATCTTTTTAACTGATCTTGAAAATGAGGATCACCATATTCCATAGGATCCCCACTTGCTGTCAATACTTGTGTGTTGGATATAATTTTATCAACTTCTTTTATCCAACTATTAAATGCTTCACCCTGTGACTTAAGTTTAGTTCCTGTCATAAATCTTCCAAGAAGTGAAACATGATAGTGCCTTATCCAATGCTTCATGAAATTTAATTGAAGCACTAAGATTATCTTTACAATTGTACTCTCTGTAAAGTTCATTGTTTACATGCAGGGATAGTTTGTTTGACTCTTCGTCAAAAGTAAAAACAAATTTTTTAATTTTTACATCATCTGCATCTTTATCTTTTATTTCCCATTCAGGTTTAAGAACTAATGGTTCAGCTGTTTGTGCTAAGCCAGAAGTTGCTTTTAAC